CGCGTTGACCACACTTTCAGAACCGCCTTCTTTGAGCACGTGAACGAAATGCGTGCCAGCGTCACGGTTCGTGTGTTGGTCTTGCCCCCAATCTGCAGGGGGTTCAAGATAGCGATTATGGGGGTGTCTGTAGTGGAAGTGATGTTCTCCGTGTATGCGGAAACATATTGTTCGGTGTCGGTTTGACCGTTCTCACTGGTGATATCCACGCACCCGATAGACATACCCACATCATCCGCCCCCAGACGAACACACTTGAAGGATGCAGGCAGTGCCGGGTTCTCCATGGACAATTCTGTCAAGGTGCCTAGAAGACTCATCGTGTAAACAAGAACGTTATCTACGAAGAACTTGTAATTCCCGAGGCCACGCCACTGGAACTGAATGTCGTAGATGTGACCCTTCTCAATATCAAAATCAGGTATCCCAGAAACGTCCACCGGGTTCTCCTGCTTTTCTACCCCGCCGGATTTGCGCACTGCATACAGGATGCCATCTGCTTTCAGCCGGAAGAACACCCCGTTCTCAACCGTCTGCAGACCCCACTCACGAACACCGTTCTTCGTCTTACCGGGGGTGAATAGTGCAGTGCTGAACAAGTGCCCACGGTTCGGCTGATAACGGGGGCACTCACGAGACTCCAACAGAACCGTCGTTTTCGCTGCGGATGTTGTCAGCGTGCCTGCCCCGCCGACCGAGGCTATCAATGCGCTGGTGTAAACCTGCACCCCGTTTTCAAACATGAACCACATATTCAACGGAATGTCAAACGTCCAAAGCCCATGAAGGATAGAACGGGAAGTAGATACTTTCTGCACCCCCCACGCATCAGTCGTGAGGTCACCAACTCCAAGAGGGGCAGTGACAACCCGTTCGGCGTAGGTGCCATCTTTCATGTCAACGAGAAGTTTGACCTTCTCTTGCCACGTTTTCCAAAATATGTTCATTTCGTACCCCTGTTCAGTTAAAGATAAACCTCAGCGTCCTTACCGACCCATTTTCGCAACACGGCACCGTCCGTGTCGCGCTGGCCTTCAAACTGTTTCGCGTGCCCCATACCAATCCCAGTTCGGCCGGACATACCCTTGATTCCAACGACGTTGGTGCCCACGAACAGAACCTTATTCTTACGAGGAACACCTTTCCACAGATTGATGTCGATGAATTTTACCCCCGGAGAACACACGTCTTCAAAGAGCTTGAGTGTAGACCCTTTCATGGCCGTGGAGCAGAGGCTGGCATGTTCGGCGTTCTGCAACTGCCTGAACGTTCGGGTCGCGACGTTGTAATACCGGGCACGACATTCGCCCACGAGGTCAGCCGTGTCCAGGTACGCATCAGCCGTTTCCAGCCATCGGGGGCCGTAATAATCATCATCTTCAATGACGACAAGCCGTGCGTCGGGTGGAATATGCGCCAGCCCTTCCCGGATGTTGGTCGCCTGAGTGTTCATGCCGGACTGCCAGAGTATTTCCGGCCGCACCAGCACGAGCTCCCAGTTCTTGCGATGGAAGGTTATCGGCTGGCGAATGGTGCCATCGTCCACCACCACCCAGCGAACCGGGCCGGGATAGATCTGTGCCTGCATCCACCGTTCGCACAGTGCCCACGCTTCGGGCCGCTCGCCCGTGGTTGTCAGGAGGGTCAGCACTGTGCCACCCCGAAGACGTGCAAGGGCAGGTCACGAGTGACGAAGCCGGGTTCGCCGTGGTCGTTGAGCTTCACCTGTATGAACCCAGCGTTCTCCGTGTGTACGTTTCTGAACCCAGCATCTTCCAGGAGCAAGGCGAGGCCGCTGGGGGTGTAACGGTAGAAGTCATCTGGGAACCCGTGGATAGGGAAGCTGGTCAGGGTCGTGACCACCAACCACCCGCCTGGACGCATCACCTGGCGTATTTTAGGCAGTGCCACCCATGGACGCGCAACGTGCTCCAGGACCTCGCTGCAGAGTACCCCCGAGAACCTGTATTGCCATTCCAACGGGGGCCGATGTATGTCGGCCACCACGTCAACCCCGTCGCCGGGTTGCATGTCACACCCCGTCCACTGGCCTGAGGCAAGGTCGCGATTGACAATCCACCAGCACTTCGGGTTCGTCATGCGGGAACCTATCTCCAGCACGTCATCCCCCAGTTTGTCGGCGTGCTGTTCAATGAACTTCCTGATCTTGCCCCGAACGGAGTGTTCTGGCAGTGGGGGTCGTTGGGACATGGGGGTTCCTAGGGTGAAAGGTTTAAGGCATCTTCCAACGACATGCGAGGGAAAACTTCCAGGGCAGTGACACGACTGGCGTTGATGACCTCCACGTTTCCGATGCTGCGCTGGAGCTCCCGGAATTTGGCAGGCCACCGATCCACCTGCCCAGCGTTTCCGAGGCTCCGGGGGTGATTACCGTGCCAGTGCGACATCCCGCCCGTGTGCTGGCAGTCAAAGCCGAGCATTAAAACGCGCTTAGAGCCTCCAAGGGCAGCAAGGCTGACACACCCTGCCCCGCTGTTGCCGTGTGCGTTGTAGGTCGGTTTTGAGAGCTTGGTGACTCCGTATTTGGCAGGCAAGGGATTACAGGTAAACCGTTGACCGACAAAATCGGCGTTGACTTCGGCAAGGTGCTCTTCCCACCACGCCCTGTCCATCGCGAACAGGGCATCCGCCCATGGAGCGATTCGGAAAGTGGTGTTCGCAACGATTACCGCCCTTGTCGGCTTCGGCGCTTCTGACGCGTCGTCAGCACTGGCGCTTCTTCCGGCGAGTCGCCACTGTCGGACTCGTTCAACGTCGTCTGCGGTGAGACTGGGGCCGCTGGCAATGCAGACGACGGTTCCGTCGCGCCAACGACCACCGAGGGGACCGATTCGATCACTTTCGTGTCGTACCGCTGAACCCAGCCCTGACGCAAGAATGACTCAGCCTGCCCCTCGGGGAGCTCTGCCACCTGTCCACGCACCAGCCGCCCGAGGCGATCGTGCAGAAGAACCTTCGCTGTGATTTCTACTTTCATGATGATTCTAAGGAGGCCGAAGCCCCCTTATTTCCTTTCCTTCAGTTAAAGGTTAAGCGGTGAAGTCACCGTACAGGATAGCCGAGGGACGCTCAACACCGAGGCCGAGGCGCTCTTCAGCGCGAACAGTGATCAGGTTGTTGGTGAAGTCCTCGTTGACATACCCCATCTCCACCACTGCACCCGAACGAGCGTACAGGGCAGTAGAACCGCGAAGGTTGCCGATCAGGAACTTGCCTGGAGTCATGTTGTTGGACATGACCACTTGCACGCCGAAGGGGTTCACACCCGCTGCAACACCGGGCATTCCGTACAGGTACGAACCAGCCAGACCGCCCGAATACTCGCGGGTCCGCTCCATGGTGCCCCAATCGGCCGGATTGACAATTACCGTGTCCGGTGCGTTACCTGTCGCCCAGAGAGCATACTTCGCACGGTTGATAGCGTCCACCAGAAGGTCGTCCGATGTTGCCGTGTATGCCGTGAAGTTGCCACTGTCGGTCAGGCCAGACAGGTTCGGGCTGGTGCCGTTACCGTTCAACAACTGAGCGTCAATGCGTTGGGCAAGGCCATCGCGCAAGCGGGTCTCGATGTAGGCGACCACGGCTGGCGCATCGGCCAGAAGTTGGTTGCTGATCTTGATCCAATGCGCCACGGTCGTGATCGGGACGTTGTACTGCTCAAACGTGATGTCCGACTGGTTCTTCGCTGCACCCTGAGACACTTCGGCCGCGCTGTTGGTCCAGGCCAGTTCACGCAAGCTGTTCACCATGTTGGTGGACACCGGGATGGACGACAGAACCTGACGGATGGTCAAGGGGGCGAAGTTACCGGGGATCATGCCGGGACGCTGGAGGGCGAAGGTGTTGGTGTTGTCAGCCGTGACCGTGTTCTTCACTTCCAGACGTGCCTTGGAAGACTCGCCTTTCATGAGGAGTTGGTACTGGGGAGACTTGACGAACTCTTCCGCTGCGGACAGGGGCTTTTCAACCGCCTTGAAGCCTTCGGCGCTTTTCTGTGCCAGTGCTGTCATCTGTGCCGACAAGAGCTTGAACTCTTCAGACAGGGTTTTCACTTCGGCCTTCACCTCGGTGTCCACAGTGCCCTTCTGAGCCAACTGGCCTTCGAATTTGGCGATAGCTGCATCCAGCTTGACGGATTGAGCGGTCAGACCTGCTTCAATGATTTCTTTCAGTTCCATGATGGTTCCTTGGTTTGGTGATTACAACGAGACGCCGAACATTCTAGCAATCTCTTCCTTCTGCCGTTGCTCAGCGTCATGCTCACCACGCGCCAGCGTTTTGATGCGTGCCACGAGTGACACCGCATCTGTCTTCGAAAACCCGCCTGACTCTCTCAGGATGGACTCGACTTCTTTCAACGTGGAGCACGCATCCAAAGCGTTCTTCACATCGTTAATCTTTGCGCCGAGGTCAGCGGGTTCTTCCACCACGCTGATCTCAACGAGCTCAATCTCTTTCAGGAGGCGCTTACCTTCTTCCAGCACTTCAATCTTCTTCGGCATATACCCGATGGACATACCGTCAATCGCACCGTGCTTCAGGCTGGCATACACGTCGGTCGCAACACTGTGACCGGGGGTCAGCACGCCCTTGACGAACAAGCCCTTTTCATCGGTACGGATTTCTGTCCATTTGCCAATGACCGGGCCGTAGTGGTTCCACCGCATACGAATTGGACGGTCACGCTTCTTCAGGTTGATGGTCTTGTCGTACGCCTTCGGGTCAATGGTGTCGCCATACGCATCCACGCCACCAAAGACGGAGGCATACCCTTCAAAGGACATGACCCCATCATCCTCTTCTGACATCTTGAGGTCCAGGGCACCGAGTGCCAGAAATTTCGTTTTCATGCTTCGTTCCCATCTTGTTCAGTTGCTGGGTCCGGCGCTGGCGCTGGTGCCGCTGGAGCCGGGGTTTTCCCAATTATATCAATCGGCATCATTGCCCCCTGAAGGAACAACTTATCGCCCCCTTCCAATGGGGCAAGGTTCTCTTTCAGTCGGGCCTCATTCGGGGTAAGCACGCCCCCGGAAATGGCTTTCTGATAACCTTCGTAACGGGTCTTGGAATCCCCACGAAGCAAGGCATCAAAATCAAATTCAATCTCCATGCGCTGCTGTTCCGTTGGGGAAAGAAGGTTCGCATGGATACTGGCCTCAATCTTCTCAAGCAATGGCCGAAGGGTTATCTTGTAGAACCCCTCCATGATTTGCGCGATGCCACTGCCCCACG